GAGAGGCGTGGGGCACCCTCCCCGCTAGACCACCCGCGCCTCGGTATTCAGCAGCTGGTCGCAGATCCGCACCGGGATGCCGCGGAAGGCGGTGTAGGGGCGGCCGTCGCGCGTCTCGACGGTGAGCAGCGCGTTGGCCTTGTTCATCGCCTGGATGTCGAGCGCGGTGCGCACCAGGCGGTTGCAGTAGAACGCCGTGTTGATCTGGCCGGGCAGGGTGCCGCCGGGCGGCGGGCTGTTGCCGGCGGCGTGGATCGCCGGCAGCTTGTTGACCGCCGCGATCATCGTGTTGATCAGGTTGCCGGTGGTCACGGCGCCCTGGGCGACCGCGACGTTGGCGATGCGCACCACGTGGCGCCAGTCGCGCACGCTCAGGCCGCAATCCCACTTGAAATGGGTGCGGTAGCCCATGAACACGTTGTTCGCCGGGTCGTTGATCGGCACCTCGCCCATGTCGCGCACCTGCAGCCCGGCCGGGCTGCCCTTGGGGAACAGGCCGTGGCAGGTGTTCTGACCCCAGCTGATCAGCCAGATCGAGGTGTTGGTCGAGCCGGTGCCCCCGGCATCGACGATGTTCTGGCCGCTCGCCGCCACCGCCTGGTTGAGCGTGTTGAAGCGCGACGCCAGGCCGTTGAAGCGGGCCGGCGTGGCATCGGTGTTGCCGTAGATCACCGTCTGCTGCATCGCCTGGTTCATCGATTCGATGAACGCCATGTCCTCGCCCATGCGGAACTCGGCGGTGTTGCCGTGCAGGTCGGCCAGCGCCTTGTCGATCTCCGACATTGCCTCGAGCATGCCGGTCGAATCGCGTACCTGGGTGGTATCGCTCTTGGACTTGACGACGCCGTAGTTGAGCAGGCGCCAGGTCGCCGCCGGCAGGCCGTTGCGCACCGTGGTCTTGTGGCTGGCGCCGTCGTTGCACTCCATCCACAGCATGTCGTTCAGCATCTCGTTGGTCTGGCCGAGCAGCTCGATGACCGCCGCCGGCTTGCCGTCGCCGTCGAGCCGGGTCGCCCATTCCGCCAGCGTGAGCGCCGAGGATCCGATGATCGCCATGTGTCGTGTCTCCGTTGAGGTTCAGAAAAGAGCTGCCTGTCGTCCTGAGCGCGAGCGCCTGCGCTGAGCGAAACCGAAGGGAAGGACCTAGGGTTTCGACAGGACCTTCGATCGATCCGTCAGGTCCTTCGCCTTTGGCTCAGGACGACACCGGGGGCGGAGAGAGGAATTGTGGGAACCCCTGTCGTCCTGAGCGAAGCGAAGGACCTGAGGCTTCAACAGCGCCTTCGCAGATCAATGGAATCGGACTTCCTCCGCCTTACCCGCCCACCCGCCGCCCGCTCATCGAGCTCTCTCCGTTTGCCGCTCCGCGGCGGCCGCCGTAGATCGTCTCCGCCGGCGTGCGTGGCGGGGCGGGCCGCGCGTTGCCGCCCGGGGCGAAGCGGTCCTCGGCCATCAGCCTTCCCAGCGCCACGAAGGCGCGCACCACCGCGGGATGGTTGCCGGCGCCGGTGAGGTCGAGCGCCTGGCGCAGCTCGCTGCCGCCCAGCCGGTCGATCGCGCGGGCGGCCTGGGCCAGGGCGCTGCCGAGCCTCGCGCCGCCGATCGCGGGATCGGCCTTCACCTCCTCGACCCAGCGCTCCTGCAGGTCCTGGAAGGCCTGCAGGCTGCGATGCTGCGCGGCGAGCTCGCGGCCGAGCGCGAAGTCGACGAATTTCTGCGCCTGCTCCTGGCTGAGCTTCGCCTCGCCGAACAGCGCCTGCGCCGCCTCCAGCGCCGCCGGATCGAGCGTCATGCCGTCGGGCAGGGTGAAGGCCTCGTAGCCGGGCGGACTCTCGTCCGCCGCTGCTTCTTCCGCCGTCGGATCGGCCGATGCCGCCGCACCCAGCAGGGTGGCGGCGTCGCCCGCCGGCACCTTGTCGATTGCGGCTGCCTTTTCCGCGCGCTCGATCTCAGGCTGTGTCGGGGCGTCTGTCGGGGTGTGGGGCATCGTCGTCTCCTTTCAGGATCGTGGCGTCGGCGGCGGCACGCTGGGCGGCCTCGCCCTGCATGCGCTGGAAGTGATCGGGGCAGACCCGGCCCAGCGTGCCGAACAGGTAGTTCCCGGCCTCGGCGCGGCCGTCGTTCCACGCCGTGAGGTAAGGGTCGCAGGCGCCGCGCCCGCCCTCGGCGCCCGCCGTGCAGGCCAGCCGCGAGGCCAGCCAGTTCGAGCGTGCCATCAGTTCCCACAGCACCAGCCGGCCACGCGGATCGTCGGCGACCCAGCGCAGCGCCGCGTCGAAGCGCTGGCCGCGCGCTTGCTGCAGGCGCGCCGCGCGCTGCTCGGTCTCTCGGCGCCAGCCGAAGAATGGTTCGTGCCTCATGGGAGTTGCCCTGCGGGAGCATGGTTCCCCTCGGCAGCCACCCGCAGACCGCGCAGTTCGGCCGCGCGCTCCGCCGGCACCAGTGCCGCGTGCGGCACGCCGGTCAGGTCGGCATAGGCTTCCAGCGTGCCGTCGGCATCCAGCCGGTCGATCGCCTCGGGCTTCAGCCGCGCGATCGCCTGGCCGAACTGCCAGAACCGCTCCAGCGAGGCCGTGGCCGACGCCTTCTGCGCCGAGGCGAGCAGCGAGACGAACTCGATCTGCAGCCCGCCCGCCTCATACTCGCTCGCCGGATACTCGCCGGGCGGCACGGGGATCAGGCCGTTGCGCGCCATGATCGCCAGCACGCGGCGGATCAGCGGGTCGAGCAGCTCGTCATGCAGCCGTTCGAGCACCGGCCCCAGCATCAGCATCTTCTCCTCGCGCCGCTCGTCGATCTCGCGCGCGGTCACCTGGCTGCGCTCGCTGTCGGCCATCATCAGGAACAGGTCGGCATAGAAGGCGCCGCGGATGCGGCCCTGGGTCTCGGCGATGTCGGCAGCGAGGTGCGACAGGTCGAGCCGCACGTCGTAGGCGGCGCGGAAGCCCTGGCCCGACGGATCGGCGACGTAGGTCACGCTGCCCGGCAGCAGCGGGCCGGCGGCCTGCTCGAGGCCGGCCGGACCGATCAGCGGCGGGCGCACCTGCTTCTCGATCGCCTCGGCCTTGGCCGCCTGCAGCGATTGCAGCTGCAGGGCATCGCCCAGCGCCACCCAGCCCGGTCCGCTGCCCCAGGTCTCGCTGCCGCAGGCCTCCCAGCGCGGCGCCATGCAGGGGAACTCGGCATAGCCGCCCCGCCGCAGCAGCGGGCGATCGCCGCCGCCGGCCCGCTCGAACCACGCCGAGCGCCAAGGAAATCCCGAAGAGGGAAATCCCAAAGAGGCGAACCCGAAGGCCGGACCTTCCGGATCCGGCTCGACCGCATGCACGATCTCGTACAGCTCGTCGAAGCGTCCCTGGTCGTAGCTGCCGAGGATGCGCGGCGAGACCGCGTCGCGGCCGAACGTGTCGACGATCTGCCGCGCGCTCCACCACATCGTGCGGTACAGCGTGTCGACGGCGAGGCGGCGCGAGGAGGCCAGCCAGTATTCCCCGGCGGTGAGCGCGTAGCCGCGCACCACGTCCTCCTCGTCCTCGTCGATCCAGAGGGCCGCGGTGCCGAATACGCCGAGCTCGCCATAGAGCGTGTGCAGGCAGTTGTAGAGATTGGAGCGCGCGAACACCTGCGCCAGGCGCTTCTCGACCGTCTCGAGCCAGGCGCCGAGTTCGGGAAGACCGTTCAGCCTGGTGTCGGCCAGGCGCAGCCGGAACCACGGCCGCGCCGGCGAGGAGATGCCGGCCATCATGCCCGAGGCCAGCGTCCGCGCCGCCAGCAGCGGCGTGTTGTCGATCAGCATGCCGTCGCGGCGCGCGCCGCGTCCCGCGGTTCCGGAGCCGTCCGCGAGCGGCCCGCGCTGCGGCGCGAACAGCGGCGCAAGCGCACGCCAGGTCTCGCAATAGCCGGCGCGCGCCCGGTCGAGTGCCGCCAGCCGCTGTACGCAATGGTGCCGCAGCTCCGCCGCGCCCTCTGTGTCGAGCGTCTCCCTCATTGGCCGAGCAGCGTCTTGAGGGTGAGCGCCGCCGGCGCCGTCACGCCCTGGCCCGAGGTCGCGATCGTGCCGGCGAAGCCCGCCGCGGCGCGGGCGCGCGCCTGCGTCTGCTGCGCCGCGTCGCTCGCCGCCTTGTCGGTCGGCTGCGCCGGTGGCGGCGGCAGGCTGGGCGCCGCCGGCAGCGGCGGCACGTAGGGAGCAGGAGGCGAACTGAAAATGCCCATCAGGATTGACCCATGGCGTTGCGTCCTCGAGGCGAGGGAGGGGGGCTGAACGGCTTGTCTCGTGTGATCCAGATATTGCGATAAACGCGTTCAAATGTCAATAACAAAAAAAGAACAAACCGCAATGGTCTTTTCCTCCCCATTCAAATGGGGAGGTGCCCGCGTCTGACGCGGGCGGAGGGGTCATGAGTCTCCGTCGTGCTGCCCCTGACCCCATCGACCGCGCTGGCGCGCGGCCACTTCCCCATATGAATGGGGAAGAAGCCGTTGAGCGCCCACCCGATCCTTCCTCCCCATTCAAATGAGGAGGGACCCGCGCTCAAGTTTTGCCTTCGCCGTCGCGGAGCCCGCGAAGGGGAAGCCTGTCCTGCGCGAAGCCGAAGGATGCCTCCGTGACCCGGAGGCGAAGGGGTCAGACCCGCAAGCGCTCCAAACCGTGGCGCTCATGTGCTTCTTCCCCTTCGCGGAGTCCGCGAAGGGGAAGTGCCCTCGTCATACG